ACTAGAACTTGACGCTGCAAAACTTGACCAACAAGCAAAAATAGCGCAAGATAAAATAGATTCTAACGAAGATATTGCACAATTGCGTGCAAATGTTAATTTAGATAAACAAAAACAATAAAAATGATAAACGCAGAGCAAAAATTAGCAGAATATTTTGACAAACTTATGCATTTTGCAAAAAATGATAGTAAAACGCCTGAAGATAGTATACTTTTGGCTGGTGCTATGATGGCTGCCTCAAGAGTTATTTTTTATGAACAACTTGATGCAAAAGAAGCTCAAAAATTATTTGATCAAGGTGGTCTTGATCTTATTGAACTTGTAAAACCGACGATACACTAATGAATTTTAAAAAAACAAAAACAGAAGTAGTAAAGACACCTAACCCTTTTCCAACTATGAAAACTGCATCTGATGCAGCTATAGTTTTTGCACCTTTCGTTGTTAAAGATAACAAAGGTCCAGGTCCAAAAGGGCAGACTAGTAGGCAACAAATCAAAAAAGTTGCTTTCAAGGGTGTAAAGTAATAAAACACTTCTCAAAAAGGAGGTTTGCATGAACTTACTAAAAGATTTATGGGCACATTTGAAAGAATGGTCCGACTGGAAAATGAAAGATTGGATTAAAGCTGCAATAGTAGCGATAATCGTAATAGTCATCATAGGAGCAATCTAGAATTTATGTGGCAACTATTAGCTAAACCTTTACTTGGCGTCGTCGCAGATGGCGTCAAGGGTTTCGTAGAAACAAAGAAAGCAAAACAAGAATTAAAATTAACAACAATCAA